CCTTCGCTAAGGTCAGCTATATTTCTCCTATGATCGGAGATCACTAAATTCGGGGCGTAATATTCCCGGTAGAAGATGTACACGCCTTTGTAGAAAGCAACCCACAAACAACACGAAGGGGAGATCTCGCCGTGATCAAAGGAGCGGTAGAGAGCGGCCTTATTCCTGATGGTACTCAAGAACTCTTTAGCCTCATCATGGGTTAGATCTATGATCGAGGCTTTATCCATGTAATGGATTTGTGCGGAGGAAGTTCCCCATTCGCCCTCATAATACTTGGCGATCCATTCAGGATCACGCTTGAGCATCTGGGCGATAGTGGCGGGATCATTTAACTTGTCAACTGTTTTGGAGTGAATCCAGAAGTATCCTGGTTCTTTGATGGGGGATTTGGGATGGAATTTCTTGTAGACCCAGTGATAAGTGGTGTCAGGATTTACTAGAATGTCTAAGAAATTAGGGACGCGGGGCTTGTTCAGGGGGGTGAGCGGCCAGGCTTCGCCTGTTTTCTCTTTATGGGCCGCGAGGAGGGGAACGGGGATGAGCGCCTGGTCCCACCTCCCGATGCGGGAGTCGAGAATTAGAAAAACTGACTCTTGAATCTCTTCTGCTTGGTCTAGAAGTGCGGAATTAATTTCTAATCCACGCATGGACTGTTCATTAAATGCATCCAGATGCTTCCAGAGGACTCGAGATCCGTTCTTGAGGAGGGTAATGCCTGCATTTACGTTATGACCGAGGATGAACTCTTCAGGACAGATCTTGAAGAAGGTCTTCATCGTGGTATCACGAAGGTCGGAGTAAAACTCACGTCCGATCAAGGAAACGTAACCGGGGAAAGAGGCCAGCATCATGAACTGGCGCGCACAACCTACCCAGGATTTACCGTTACCGAAACCCCCGGAGAAGCAGTTATTACGGGCCTTAGAATAGAAGAACTCTTCCTGCTCAGGTGTTTGAAATTCGAGGTTTAGATCCATCTTTTGAGTGGAAACTTGGTTTTTGGCCGCTCCGGGGGTCGGACCCTCGTAACTGACACTAAGCGGGGGCGGCCCGAGAGGGAGATTCAGGAACCCAAAAAATTAGAATCTCCCTCTCTTACCTACTAGGAGAAACTCCCCAGACCGTAGGGGAGAAATAGCCCAACTAAAATAAGAATCCCCCGGCGCGAGGAAAGAGGGATACTCGAGCGCCAGGGGATTTTATTCTCCACTTCACCGGAACGTTAGTGGAGGAACTTAGTTAAGCGTATTCCTGATCATCAGGAGATCGTCCAGAGATGGCATAAACCTCTTCCTGGTAGTCTAGGTCTACGATGAAAGGTCGAACTACCACGAAGCGGATGGTCTTCATCTTCTTACAGTGTTCGCGGCCACGAGCTATTGCACCATCAAGTTTACCCGCGAAGGGAAAGTTCTTCTCTTTTACTTGAGCGCCCCTCCGGTATACGAGGGTGTAGAAGCGTTCGCGGTTATCATCTAGAGCGGGTGAAGGGGCCGCGCTGGAGTTTTGGGCGGATTCGGGCATGATTTATTATCCTTAACTAGGAATTAAGATATCCAGGTTGCTTTTCGCATCTGGTGAGTAGGGGGAGGTGATATTTATGACCACGGAAGGAGTTCTGGCCGCTTCTATGAGCTTTTTCATCTCGTCGGCCTCTTCTTCGGTCTTCAAGAGAATCTTGTTCACCATGTCGAGGGCTTGGAGTTGAGTTTTAGGCTCTCCACCGTCCATAATTTCGTGAATTTTAGTTGCTACATAGACGAAATTCAGGCCGTGAGCTTCAAAAGTCTTTTTGGCGACTTCTGAAGGCCGCTCCTCGAGTTCTTTAGGATCTTTCTTGGCGTATTCTTTGATGGGAACGAGTTCGCGGCCCGTGGTTTGAAGTCCCGCAGATTCCATCGCGATAATCGCTGGATCTTTTTGTAACGGTCCTCCTTGGATTCCTTGGTTGCTGCGTATACCCTTGTATGTATTCCTTTCGAGTACTTTTTTCCCGACACCAATACCATCTGGCATCCCGCCGATGATTTTAGACGGTTTCTTTTCAACCGGAAGGGGTTCCGTGGGCTTGAGGATCATTTATTTTCCCCTTTAATGCTTCCATGAATGTACGGAGAGGGTTATTCTCCAAGCGAGAAATCTCCCGCTTAGGATCTTCCTGATATTCTGATTTCTCTTCTTTTGTGCTCATCTTGAATCCTCGCGGGGGCCGCTCACGGGGCCGGTTCGGGCGCGGCCAAGGTGAATTGTATCATTATGTATAGGGAAGCAGCAAATATTTCGCTAAACCTCGTGTTTTCACCGGGACTCGGCGCGGGAGCGGCCCAGAAATCCACACTTCGCGCGGCCAAAGAGGCTTATCCGTAGTGGATTAATTCTTATTTTTCTCTATTTTTCCGTACTACACCAATTTACACCACCGAAGGTCCAACCCGCGAAGCGGGTTATTCTGAAAAATCTCATTTTTTCCGTGCTGTACTTCCCCGAAGGGGTACTTCCCCGAAGGGGATGTGTGAGGGAAATATGTGTGAGGTCACTAAATATGTGTGAGGTCATGTGTGAGGTCACTACATAAATAAAAAGTACGGGAGGGTGCCGGTTTGGGGGATCGGGTGGCCTTACTAAAACGATTTACTAAATCGATTTACTATAAATTAAACTCATTTTAAATCGCTTTAAAACACAAAGCACTCTGAACCACAAAGCACTACATAACACAAAGCACATTACATTATAAAGAGCTTTATAACTTAAATCTAATTGACCCGGCCCGTCGACCGAGTATCAAATAAAAGCGACACTGATTTTAACTAGGGGCAAACTAGACGGCAATACGTGAATGTTCGATCTGGCCGCGCGGCGAACTTTCGAACGTGTCCCCCATATAAAGGATACATCGAACTTCTTATGACAAAGTGCTTTAACATGATTAATATTTAAAAGCTAAATTAGATGGTACGATCCACCACGAGTATGAGACTATAGATCATGACCGATCTTAAGTTCTTCGCGCTGGCCGTAGCTCTAACGCTACTGGGCATCTTCGCGCTGGCAACTAAAGCTAGCTCTGACATGGCTAAAATACCAGTAACGCCGAGTGTTAAACCCACTTGTGTTTTTCTTCGAGGATGCAAATAAAATGCCCCACATCAAATCACAATTCAGTCATACGACACTCTTCCATGAACCCTGGAGGAGTTTAGGTCATCGCGTCTGTTACAAATGCCATGCGCCTATCAAAGTTGGTGATTGGAACTGGACTTCAAATACTAGCAACGGAGCCAAATTTGGGTACACAAAACTTCCCGTAGAACATCTCGAAAAATACTCCCATGCTGATTGCAACAAACCCGCTGATTACAAGCAATGGCTAGACCCTAACAAGCAAAAAGCTAACCCATACGCGACTCCAGCAACTACTCAGTACCCACCAGTACAAGATCCGATTCAGAAGCCTGAAGAAACGCCTGTTACTGAACCACCGAAGCCCGCAGAAGTCCCTGAAGAGTCTAGCAACATCTTTAAGATCAAAGCAGTCAGACAAGAAACCGAATGCGGCCTAACGGAAGCCATGAAAGCATTACAGTCATGTGATTGGGACGTTGAAGCAGCTATCAGGCAAATTCGGATGATACAGACAATTGTTAAGCCTGCAATCCCTAACGTGATCGTAAAGGATTCTAACCTGATTTACCCTGTCCGGATTCCCCAGACGCGGCCCGGATATCACTTCCAGTTCGAAAGATTGAAGCGATTGATCGAAAATTGCATGGATTGCTATCTCGGTGGTTCCCCAGGCGCGGGCAAATCTTTCAACATTAAGCTCGCAAGTAAGGAACTTTCCCGCAGATACAACTACATCGCTCTTTCAGATGCGACAATGCCTAGCGCAATTTTTGGGTACAAGAATCATGCTGGTCAATTCGTCAAGACTACCTTCTATGACTTCTACAAAGAGATCGAACCTGGAACAACGGATGACGACGGGGACTTCGTAGATGGTTCTACGCTTGACATCGCTGAATTGGACAATACAAACGCAAACGTGTTTACGATGCTCAACAACGCACACGATAACGGATACGCTCAATTCGAGGGACTCACGATAGATGAAGCCTACCAGCGGATTAAACGAGCCAAGAAATACTGTGCGGTAGGAAACGGAAACACTTTCCTCCGGGGACCAGATGGGATGTTCCCTGAGAGGAAACAACAAGATGCTGCAGCGATTGAACGGTTCGTCATGATCAATTGGAAGTACGACGAACAACTAGAACTAGAATTAGCCGCCTTCGGCGGAAAGCCTCAGTCCATGATTATTGGCCGCGCGACCGATCCCGGCGACCCAGAGCCGTTCAATCCGGAAAAGGTAGTTCGTTGGGCACAAAAGCTCCGCTTGAATTGTGCCGCCGGGACTAACGGACAAACTCAAGCTGAACCTCTAGTTGTTTCGATGCGCGCCATGCTCAAAGTTGTTGCGCTGCTCAAGATGGGCTTTCCCAAGCTGGAAGCCATCCACATGGCGATATTCAAAGAGTACGATAAAGACCGTACTGAAACCCTTTTGCGTCAGAACCCGATCAACTTCTAAACTCCAATGCGCTACATACTGAAAGAAAAACATCCCGCGCGGCCAAACCAGGAGCGATCATGTATCGTTTCCTGGTTGAGCCTAGATGCTTACTTGAATGACGTTGAGGACACTTTCCCTACCTTGAGCTATGACGTAAAGCACACGCGGCCCAAGGTCAAAGAGATGCGTACTCCCGATCCAACTATCCTCGAACGCCTTGCGAAATACCAGACACGCTACAACCGTACCGAATTCGTTAATTCTCGCATACGCACATACGATGTAGCTGGAGGAACACTCGATGTTCCCATGTTCCTCTCAGGCATCCCGGAGCATTTCGCTCAGATCCGTTACATGCACGGGAAAGATTTAAAACTCGTATTTAGCCCCGAAGTTCATCAGTCAAGCAATTGCGAGGCCTTGTATATGCGTGGCGCGGCCATCTTAAGCCTAGTCTCCTCTCTTGAATCATCTGGAAACCGAGTCGAAGTTTGGGTAGGTTGGGATAACAGCGTGGGTTCTGACCGTTATGAATCGCGCATCTTAGTTAAGAAACAGAACCAGCGATTGAACGTCATGGCTCTGGCCGCTCCATTCTGTGACCGTGCCTTTTTGAATACGTGTGAATACAACATGATCTCACATTTCCTCGATACCAAGTCAGTAGGGCATAATGCTGGAATCACGCTACGCGGTGACATCACGATAGACGGACGCTACGATTCAATGGATCATTGGGACTCGGAAGAAAAGTGCTTGGCATGGATCGAAACCATGAAAGCCCAAATCTCAACTGGAAAAGGAAAGTTACAAGGTAAATGAACATGACCTATGAATACGTCTGCTACACTTGCGGAATGCCTTCCGCTGAACCCACGTGCGAGTCTTGTGCGACTCACTACGCTACGCTGAACGAAGAACGGGAGGAATACTTGCACGGCCTAGATCACGGCTTGCACGAAGAACCAGAACCAGAACCAGAACCAGAATCCAACTCCGCTCGTTGAATCTAAACCCACGCGCGGCCTGAAACCTTAACTGAACTCCTTGGCCGCGCCGGGAATGCCCCCGAGCGGCCAGACTAGAATTAAACGGCTCTAGAATGCCCTACAACACTCCGCTACCTTTTTCTGATACCTGGATACCTTCCCATTTTCTTAGATCTAGTTCTGAATTCTAATTCTAAAAACTAAAACTCCCGTGCTAGCATCCGAGCCAGAACGGGAGTTTAGGCTCGCTTCGCTCGCTAGCCTAAAGTAGATATTAAAGTAGATGTAAAGTAGAGTTCGATTTTGGCTACGGCTCACCTAGTACGGGTGTTTTAGTAGGCTGACCCCGGTAAGGTGCTGATTCTAAAGGTTCGCGTAGTGGGCACTAGCCGTAGTTTTTCATCGAGCGCGGGTCATTTCCCGGTCTTGGCTTGACTTTCAACAAAAGTAGAGGAGAGTTTTTAATTCTCTCCCCTATGGCTCGCTTCGTTCGCTCGCTTCGCTCGCGAACTACTCTTCTGTGTTACCCTCTTCCTCTTCCTCGTCTACACCTTCGGCAACCTTCGCCTTGATCATGGCAAGAATCATTTGATTCTGCGCGAAGTCACGGAGAATCGCCTTGGTCTGTTCGCGCTTCGATTCAACGGTCGGTTTTCCGTTAGGCCCGAGCACGAGCATATTGGAGTACGGGGGGAAAGTCCGGAACGGAACGGCCATCTTCAAGATGATGCCACGGGGCGCACCG